ACGCAGTGTTGTTTAGCTCAACGTAGCCATAACGTGTCATAAACGATACAGTTGGCTCGAATGTGCCTGGATCTAGTACAACACCTGAGCTCATTAGCGGGATGTATGGGCAGTAGAATGCCGCTGCATCTGATTCGCTTGAACCTTTGTATCCTACTAGTACTGAAGCGCCGTCGCCTGCATATGTGTTTACATATACTTTCATAGCGTTGTTCAAAGTACCAACCATCTTAGTGTTAGTTGGAGCTTCAAATGAACCTTCAGTTGTACGTGCAAACGCTGAAGTTGTTGCTGACTGAAGAATTGTTAGCGCGAATGGCGAAACAACTGCCCAGTTACCAGCACCGCGACGTGTGCGTTGTGCAATCAAGTTTGATACTCTGTTGATTTGAACAGCTAGTGCAGCGTGTTCGTCACCAACGAAAGTAGCAGTACCTGAAACAGCAGCTTGGTCATAAGTTTCTGCTGCTGAACCTGCTAGTGTTGTTAGAGATGCTAGGATCTCTTGGTCAATCTCAGCAGTAATTTCTTGTGCTAGAGCAGCCATAATTTCTGCTTCAACATCGATACCGTGCTGTGATTGTGCATCCTGAGCTGCCTCAAATGTCCAGCGAGCTGACAACTTACGTGTCTTAGCTTCAACTGTTTGCTTGAGGATCTGGATGCTTAGTTGGTTATGAGCCGCGCCTTCTAGTGCTGCTGTTGATGCTGCTTTGTCGTTCAACGCACCTGAATATGCTTCAGCAATTTTGAATGGGCTTAGAGCTTCTTCGCCTGCTGTAGTATCAGTACCTGCAGTTGAGTTTACAGAGTCGCTGTAACGTACACGTAGAGTGTGGATCTGACCAACTGGACCAGTCATTGGTTGTACACCAACTAGTTCATTTGCAATAACTGTTGGCATTACACGTCTGATTACTGGAAGAATCACACGGTTTAGTGTCGCAACGTTACCTGCAGAAGTTGCGCCTGCTGTTGCAGTTTCTGACAAGTACTTACGAGTGTTTTCTAGCGTAGCAGCCATTACAGACTTCTTGTTGCCTTGCAAGCCTTCAAGAAGAGCAGTTTTGGTGTCCTGCCAGCGGCTTTCTAATAGTTCTGACATCATTATCTCCTTAATTTAATCCAGCAAGACGTTTAATGTCAACAACATTGTTGTCTGTATCGTCTGCTTTATTTTGTGTCATTTTTTCTTCACGATTTCCTGTTACTTCTGTGCCTTCTGTTAAGGTTGCCTTACGCTTCGCTGGAGTATTTTCATCAATTACTGATGGCAAGTACTTATCAAACTGTTTTTGTAAACGGTCAGTTTGTACTGATTCCAGTAAGTCTGTCATAATTTCTCGCTGATCTTTACTCAATGGCGCAATCAGTTCGTTCATTATTTTTTCTCTTCTAGCAGATTCAACTAATGCTTTCTTTTCTGCGCTAATTGATTCTGTTAAAGTTTTTGCTTTTGCAGCAAATGCTTTTGCTTCTTCAAGTTGCTTGTCTTTTGTGGCAAGTACTTTTAGAAGTTTAGCTGTTTCGCCCTTCTCATTTAGATGTGAAGTTGTGTATTCAGCTGCAAATGCTTCAAATATTTTACGACCAAAGTCGTTGCTTCGTGCTGCATCGATATCTTCTTTAAGTGCAGTAATCTCTGATTTGAGACCATTTGCAACCATTTCAGATACTGCTGTAGCACTTCTTTCGATAAAGTCTTTTTTAACTTTTTCGAAGTGTGTTTTAGCTTCACGTACTAGACGTACTTTAGTTTCAGCTAAATCTTTCTTATCTTCATAAAACTCTGCAATTTCATTAGATAGAGCATCTACTACAAACTCTTCTAGCTTGGCATAGTTTTCAGCCATTGCTACTTTGTCTGCACGTAGTTCTGTAATTTCTTTTTGTAGTTGTTCTACAACGAAACCTTTCAAAAGCTCTGAATTTTCGCGCATTGCAATTGCATATTTTGCTTTTGCTTCTGCAAGTTGTTTGCGATCATCTGCAAACTCTGCGATTTCTTCAGAAAGACGTTCTTCAAGCAAAGTATCAATAGCTTCAACCATTGTTTGCTTGTCGTGTTCGTACTTTTGAGCAAACTCTTCACGAAGTTCAGCTGTTACTGCTTGCTTATTTTCGCGAATCTTGTTTTCCCAAGCTTCTTCAATTTGTGCTCTGATCTCTTCTGAAACTACATCGTTTTCGAAAAGTGTTTTCAGTGCATCTATCATTACATTCTCCTCGTTATTGGAGTTTGTTGATTATGTTAATCAACGATTCCTTAAGATACTTTTGTGCCTTAGTGTCGTGTTTAGTAGCCTGTGCTAATTCGTATGCCTTATATCCGCCACGAGCGTTCATAAGGTGCTCGTAGATTGGTGTAGGATATGCACCAGGGGCGCTAGGCTGTGCCACAACGTCCACGGTGATTATTTCAAAGTCAGAGACGGTATTGCTACCGTCTTCTGATACATTGCCGCTACCTCTTGATGAAACTCCTAGTTTTACTCCGCTTTGTAGCATTGTTTCAACTAGTTTTCC